CTCGACTATATCTCCCCGATGCAGTCCGAAACGATGCTGGATAGTCCTTTTAAGACCCGACCCGATCCAGATCAATGACAACTAAGCCCAGAAAGCGCAAAGCCCTACGAGGGGCAACCAAGCCACGGCTTCACAGTCCACTTCTCAAGGGCGAAAACAAACTGCAAGATGTTAAAGACCTGTGCGCAATAGTGCAGATGGATCTAATGCCGTGGCAAGAGTTTGTTCTTAAAGATATGTTGACCGTGGACAAAAAAGGCAACTGGGTTCGTAAGACAAACCTAATTCTTGTAGCTCGGCAGAACGGTAAAACACACTTAGCACGCATGCTGATCCTTGCACATTTGATTAAATGGAATACCAATGTGCTTATCATGAGCTCTAATCGAAGCATGGCCTTAGACACATTCCGACAAGTCACTCACCTACTGGAGACCAATGACCACCTCAAAGGATTCGTTAAACAGATCAGACACGCCAACGGCACTGAAAGCATTGAGATGCTCTCTGGAGCAAGGCTTGATGTTGTTGCAGCAACTAGAGACGGATCTAGAGGCAGAAGTGTCAACGGCTTACTTTATATCGATGAAGTCCGAGAGATCACAGAAGATGGATTCAGAGCTGCTACTCCTACAACTAGAGCTCACCCAAACAGTCAGACACTTCTTACCTCGAATGCGGGAGATGCTTTCAGCACTGTACTCAATGACCTACGGGAACGAGCCATCGACTACCCACCCAAGTCATTCGGTTTCTACGAGTACTCAGCACCCCAGTACTGCAAGATAGACGATCGCAATGCATGGGCTTTGGCTAACCCCTCTTTGGGATACACCATTACAGAAGAAGCGATTGAAGAAGCGATTGCTACTTCACCGATTGAGAACACGCGTACTGAAACTCTTTGTCAATGGATTGATTCGTTAAGTAGTCCGTGGCCTCATGGAGTTTTAGAGGACACATCCGATAGCACACTAGAAATGGCTGCTGGGGCTTATACTATCTTTGGTTTTGATGTCAGTCCGTCACGGCGGAACGGATCATTGGTCGCAGGACAACTTCTCCCAGATGGGCGGATTGGCATCGGAATCCTAGAAACCTACAGCTCTCAGGTCGCTATTGATGAGCTAAAGATGGCAGCAAGCATAAAGGCGTGGTGCGACATTTATAAGCCACGGCTAGTCTGCTTTGACAAGTACGCCACTCAAACTATTGCGGATCGCTTGGCTAACGCTGGAGTTATGGTTGAAGATGTCTCAGGACAGCAGTTCTACAAAGCATGCGGGGACTATCTTGAAGGATTGGTAAACCATAGGGTCGTTCACAATGGGCAACAAGAGCTCATCCAGCAAATGAATAACTGCGCAGCTAAGGTCAACGATTCGGCATGGCGCATTATAAAACGAAAGTCAGCAGGTGACATCTCTGCTCCGATTGGGTTGGCTATGGTAGTAAGCAAGTTAATGATCCCTGCACCTAAGCCACAAATATATACTTAGACACGCCCTAGCATATTGTCTAATTGCTTGACAAATGCTACAATTTCTGTCTATGGGTATCTTTTCGCGTAAGCCAGAAATATTAGAGGCACAGATCGCGCCTAAGATTATGGGCGATGGCATTAACTCAATCTACAACTTTACATTCCCTGTAATCGGTAGACGAGATGCTATGGCTGTTCCTGCTATCAAGCGATGCCGCGATCTTCTCTGCACAGTCGGATCTATTCCGCTAGAGTACAAGAAGAAGTCTACTGGAGAAGCTATTGCAGCTCCACGATGGGTGCATCAACTATCTAAGTCACAGCCACAATTTGTTACTGTCAGTTATTTGGTCGATAGCCTTCTGTTTTTTGGGCAAGCGTTTCTAGAAGTGACCGAGACTTATCAGGAGGATAATCGTCCTGCATCTTTTGAGTGGGTAGCAAATACTCGTATTACTTTTGATCTTAATGTAACTAACACTGTCGTGACTCAATACTATGTTGATGGTTCACCTCGTCCGATGTCTGGTCTTGGATCTCTAGTTACATTCCAAGCATTTAACGAAGGCGTACTTACAACAGGTGCAAGAACAATTCAAGCAGCTATCGACATCCAGAAAGCTGCTGCTGTAGCTGCTCAAACTCCGATGGCTACTACAGTGTTAAAAAATACAGGAGCAGATCTCCCACCTGCGGAAGTTCAAGGCTTACTGGCTTCATGGAAGTCCGCTCGTCAAAATCGTTCAACGGCATATTTGACCTCAACTCTTGAGGCGCAGAATATTGGCTTTAGTCCTAAAGACATGATGTACAACGAGGCAATCCAGAATCTTGCAACTGAGATTAGTCGATTGTGCGGCATCCCTGCTTACTACTTGTCAGCAGACCTCAACACATCTATGACATACGCAAACATTATAGATGAAAGAAAACAATTAGTAGCACTAGCGTTCCAGCCATACATCTCTGCAATCGAGCAGCGTTTGAGCATGGATGATATATCTACTGCTGGTCACTATGTAAAGTTCGATTTAGATTCTACATTCTTGCGCGTTGAACCTATGGAGCGATTGCTAGTTATAGAAAAGATGCTTTCACTTGGTTTAATTACAATCGAACAAGCTATGCAGATGGAAGATCTAACACCTAATGGAAGCGAAGGCTAATGGAAAACTTATACATCGAAGCCACAATGATTGAGTGCAACGAAGAAAAGCGCGAAATCACTGGCAAGATAGTGCCCTTTGGTAATGATGAAATTGGCAGCACTAATCTTGGATCTTATGCATTTGAGGCAGGATCTATTGAGATAGCAGACCCAACAAAGATTAAACTGCTATCACAGCATGACATGAAGAAGCCTGTTGGTCGCATGATCTCAGCTGAACAAAAAGAAGATGGCATTTATGCAACCTTTAAGCTTAGCCGTTCACAGGCTGGCACAGATGCCCTTATCATGGCAAGCGAAAATTTGGTTTCAGGTTTAAGTATAGGAGCAGAGATCCTTGCATCGAAACCATCGCGCCAAGGACACACAGTCGTAACAGCGGCAAAGTTAAAAGAAGTTTCTCTCGTAACAGAGCCAGCCTTTAAGTCTGCTCAGGTGCTAGAGATCGCAGCAGAGGAAGTTACCCCTGCTGAAGAAAACCCAACTACAGAAAGCGAGACAGCCGTGGAAGATACCACTTCAGCAGTCGAAGCAACACCTGCAGTAGAGGCAGCACCTGTCGAGGCTGCTCGCCCTACTGTAACAGCGATGTACTACACATCTCCAAGAATCGAAATCACAAAGCGTAACTACTTGGAGAACACACTAAAGGCTAACCTCTTTGGTGATGATGAATCTCGTCAATGGCTACGCGCTGCTGACAACGATCAGACAACAGGTGCAGGATTTATTCCAACACCACAAAGCACACAGCTACTTAACTTCCTTTCTAACGCAGATCGCCCAATGATTGATTCAGTTTCTCGCGGAACAATGCCAGAATTTGGAAAAACATTTGAGTTGCCTAAGATTACTGAAGTGCCTCTAGTCGATCAGATCGATGAGAACTCACCAGTAACAGAGTCACAACTTGAAGCATCATTTATCACAGTTACAAAGAAGTCCTTTAAGGGTCGTGCAATCACTACTCTAGAATTGCTAACAAACTCAACACCTGCATTTCTAGATGAGCTTCTTGTCCAGATGGAATACGCTTACGCAAAAGATACTGAAGAATTTGTAACAACAGCTATTCAGGGCGCAGGTACTCTTAACGCAACAGCACAGGCTAACTCAGCAACAGGTTTGCTAAGTTATGTTTCAAGCGCAGCAGCAGCAGTTTATTCTGCTTCACTTGGTTTTGCTCGCAACATGGTTGTCACACCAGAGCAGTGGGCTAACATCATGTCATACAATGATGCTGGTCGACCAATTTACATCGCTGCAAATCCTCAAAATAATGCAGGAGCACTTTCACCAACAAGCCTGCGCGGTAATGTTGCAGGTCTTGATCTTCGTGTATCTCGTTACATGAAGGGTTCTGGTGGAATAGGAACAGCAGATTATTCAATGGCTGTTATTAACCCAGATGCTTACACATGGTACGAGGGTGCTCGTCAGCAGCTTCGCACTAATGTTAACTCAGACGGAACAGTAGACATTCTACTATTCGGTCAGGGAGCACTTGCTACAAAGCTTGCAGCAGGCGCAAACTGGTTCAACCTAACCTGATAACTAGGTAATTAAGTCGCTCTGGGGAGTAGTAGCCCTCTACTCCCCAGAGTCTTTAGAAAGGACATCATGGCACTTACAACAGTCACAGAACTCCGAAGCACTCTTGGAGTCGGTACTTTGTACACCGATGCCATCCTTCAGGAAGTATGCGATGCTTCAGATGCAGTTTTACTTCCAATGTTATGGGCACCAAAATGGTTTACAGTTGCACATGAAAACACAGTAGGTTCAGGCACTCTATACTTTAATGACAATGTGCTTGAGACATTTTATGTAGGTCAAAGCGTAACGATTGCTAACTCAGGCAGCTTATATAACGGCACTAAAACAATTACCGCCGTTAATGGTTTTTCAATTAGCGTGAACACTACTCACGCGACTGCTCAGGGTTATCATCCGATTTATCCCTACGGATCTGTATCAATTACAAATTACACCGACTGGACAACTGACATGGCAGTCCAGCAAGCAGCTCTTATGATATCTGTTGAAATCTGGCAAGCGCGTACAGCCACCCTTTCAGGCAGTAACGCAGTCGATTTCCAGCCAAGCCCTTACCGAATGAGCGCACAGCTTCTCGCTAAGGTGCGAGGATTGATCGCTC